TAAAAGAGTAAATTGGCAAAAAAAATCTACAGGAGGACCTATAATAGCAAATAAAGCTATGGCACAACAAAACAGAGTAAAAAAGAAAAATGGTGGTTTTATAGCTAAAGGTTGTGGTAAAGTTATGAATAACCGTAGAAAAGTAACCACTATAAGCTAGGAGAAATTATGCCAAAGAAAAAATCTGAGGATCCAAAATTACAAGCTAGATTAAATGCTAAAGTAAGACCAGACGAGCCTGTTAAAGATGAGCGTATTCTTTACAATATGCCCAAAAAAAAGGCTCCTGTAAAAAAGAAAACTACTGCTAAAAGAGGCAGACCAAAGAAAAAGGATTAATTATGTTTAAAAGAACTAAAGGTTATGCAAACGGTGGTGCTGTTAAGGGGCGTAAATACGCTGCTAACGGTGGTGCTATGAAAGGACGTAAATATGCGGCAAATGGCGGAGCCATGAAAGGAACAAAATATAAAGCAAAAGGCGGAAAAGTATAATTAGGTTTTCTCTTGTCATATCTAATATCAAACATTCCGCAGTTTAAATGCTGGGTTAGAAAAGAATTTACAGCTAATCATCAAAATTATCATGGAGAATACTTACACGCACTAGCGTTTGCCGTTAATACCATTCCAGATAGATCTTTATCTTTTCAAGTTGTTTTTACGGGTTGTGAAACTGACTTTGATGGTTATCCTGATGAAAACGTACATGGTGGTGCAATGTGGGCTAGAATGCCTATACAAGCTCTTATAGCTGATGTGCCTTTACAAGATTGGCCAACTCCTATGGAAGATCATTTAGCTCAACCTTGGGATTGTTTAAGTCATCACCATTCAGTTGTAGTTTTAGATAGAGTAAGTTCATCTCCTTGGATATGCAAAATAAACGGAGAGTTTTATACAGGCACTTATATGTTTACTGTTGATTACACCGAACATTCGATTGCAGATGATCCTGCACAACACAAACAAAGTCATGTGCTATACTTAACAGATGCAGGTGAATATACTGGTAATTTTGTAGCTTTACCCAATAATAGGGTAAGAGCAACAAATCCTGCTTTGTGGCGAGTTGGAGAAGGTGCTCCAGACTTTTCACCAAGTCAGTGGATTCATACAGCAGAAAAACATGAGAGTTATATAGATCCAAATATAACATTTGATAATTTATATAACCAAGAGGATAATAAGTAATGGCATTATCAGGTAGTACAGATTTTGAACCCAACGTAACAGAGTTTATTGAAGAAGCGTATGAAAGATGTGGAGCTGAACTAAGAACAGGTTATGATCTAAAAACAGCAATACGTAGCGTAAATTTAATGCTTGCAGAATGGGCTAACAGAGGTTTAAACCAATGGACCATAGAACAAGATACGCAAACTGTTACAGAAGGCACTTCAAGTTATTCTTTAAATGCTAATGTAATAGATGTTTTAGATGTGGTTGTAAGAAGAACAGTAAATCAAACACAAACAGATATAAGCATGAATCGTATTAGTAGAAGTGAATATCTAAACATTCCTAATAAAACTACAAAAGCAAGACCATCTCAATTCTTTTTTGATAAATTAAGCACTCCATCACTTAAAGTTTGGCCTGCACCCGAAAACAGCACAGATATTTTAGTTTTTAATAAACTTGTACGTATGGATGATGCAGATAAAGCAACTAATACTATGGATATGCCTTTTAGGTTTTACCCTTGTTTTGTAGCTGGTTTAGCTTATTACTTATCATTAAAGAAAAATCCACAATTAACACCACAGTTAAAAGCTTTGTATGAAGAAGAGTTCCGTAGAGCTGCTGACCAAGACGAGGATAGAGCTTCATTTAGAATTAGACCTAATATAAGGATGAATTAATGGCATACGCACTTGGTAAATTTGCTAAAGCTTTATGTGATAGATGTGGGTTTGAATATAAATTAAACGAACTAAAAGAAGAATGGAATGGTCTGAAAACTTGTCCAGACTGTTACGAACCAAAACATCCACAATTAGAACCATTAACTGCTACAGCAGATCCAGAAGCTTTATATAAACCAAGACCAAACAATGATGAAGAAGAAGGAGAGGGTTTTGTTGTTGTTGTCCAGTCAAATAATTTTAAACCAGATTTTTTAAATCCATCTACTTTACCGACTAACTTCACAGTTAGTGAGATGACAGGTGGCGTAGGTGAGGTTACAATAGTTATATCATGACATTAGCAGAGCTTAAAACATTAATACAAAACTATGTAGAAAATTCTGAAACTACATTTGTTAATACTTTAGATGATTTTATTAAAAATACAGAAGAAAGAATATTTGAGCTAATACAATTTGATTATTTTAGAAAAAATGTAACTGGTACTCTTACTACTGGTAATACATATTTAACAGCACCTACAGACTTTCAAATGTCTTTTTCTTTGGCAATTATAGATGGTAATGGTGATTACCATTATTTAGATAAGAAACATACTACATTTATGCGTGAATATGCAGTAGATCCTACAGCTACAAGCGAAAGAAGCAGGCCTTTATATTATGCAGATTTTGATAAAGAATTATCTACAGCCTCTAATAATGGTTCTACATTAATTGTAAGTCCTGTACCAGATGCTGATTATAGTGTTGAACTGCACTATTTATACAAACCAAATTCATTAGTAACTGACACAACTGGAACATGGATTTCTCAAAATGCTAGAAATGCTTTATTATATGGTTGTTTAGCAGAAGCTAATATATTTTTAAAGGGTGAAAGCGATATGCAACAGCAATACGAGCAACGCTTTTTACTTGAAATAACAAGGCTTAAAAACCTTGCAGAAGCTCGCGGAAGGAGAGATGAGTACCGTTACGATTCTTTGAGGACAACGGTATCGTAAAAAATACATGGAAAAAATTGAAAGTCTAAAGGGCAAATCAGTAGCTATAGTCGGTATGGGTAAAAGCTGGTTTGATTATAATCTAGCTAAATCGCATGGCGTACACTTTGATGAGGTGTGGGCTATAAATGGTGTGGCATCAGTTATTTACCACGATAGAGTATTTATGATGGATCCTGCATCTAGGTTTTTAGATACAGATGATGCTGGTGGTCAAACTGAAAGCATGGCTAAAATGTTACAAGAACATGAAGGTCCCATCTATACGTGTGAATTAGATGATAGATGTCCTGGATTAGTAGAATATCCCGTGCAAGAAGTATTATCAGCCACTGGATGTCATTA